TGCAACATCATTGCCAGTGAGATAGCCCAAGGTATAACCAAAACTTGTAGGAGTCACACCTTCGCCACCTTGCGTACCATCCACTGTGGGATTGGTTTGATCAGCGGTCAGTCCTGCACTAGCTGGCTGACCGTCTTGTGTGGGCAGTATGTAAAATTTTGTGACATCGTAGCCCGATAGTGGAACGTCAGCTTGTGCCTGTATCAACAATGCATCGTTGATTTGCAAGTCTTTGGGTCTGGTGCTTTGTTTGTCGCCTACTGTGGTAGGTGTAGTAGATTCCCAGTATTCAGTATCTGTGATATCAACACCAGGCGGTACATTTTTCTTGGCAGTGTAGTATGCTCCGCCATTGTTGACCACTTCGCCTCCGGGATAGAAATTTCCATTGTCCCAGACATTTTCTGGCATGAATGGTTGATTGATAATTTGTTGATATTCTTGTGCATTGACCAAAGGAGTGGCTTTGACACGCCACAAGTGAGGCAACCAAGTCACAGAGAATCCTTCACTTGCAAAGGCAGCGTCTTGTATCACATAATACTTGGGCAATGCCTTGGGGATCGACTGATCCAATGGGTGATAATCTTTGAGATTGGGCACTTCAAGTACATCACCACTCATGAGCTTGCGACCAAAAGTGTCAATCATGTTGTTGTAGTGAAACGTAATAAACAGTGTGTCATTGTTCAAGAACAAACCAAATTGTGTAAGGTCAAAGTCTATGTCCTGTGTTTGATATACACCACGCATGATAAACACATCTGGAGCATAGGTCCTGTCGCGATTTTCCAGCAATAACAAATCTTCAATGAACAGCGGATTAGTAGAACCGTAGTTTGGCAGGGTAGCGTCCCCGGGATTGTTGTTTTGTTCTGGGTCTACTATGGGCCCAAGATACTTGTGACAATAAATGTCAAGCCCACCCACAGTGTACATTTCTTTGATGGTGCGGTCAAGAAACTGATAATCATAGGTTCTATTGGGGCGGTATAAACTTAATCTTGGCATAATTTAGTATTTAGCGGCTGGCGCCGCCAGCGGTTGACCAATAATTCCCAAAATGCTATAATATGGGCATGTTCAGCAAAAAGGAGTTGGCAAATGGGATATCGTGTAGTTGACACCATAGATGTGATGCGCGACAAATACGGTCCTCGCAAAGGACTGGAAGGCCCGTTTAACTTTTCAGGCAGAGTGTTGTATTATGACAACAAAGAAGGCCTGTACTACGATCCACGCACAGACTTCTACGTAGAGCAGGCGGAGATGGATGAGATCAATACCCAATTCTTTGAACGCTTCAAAAAGTAATACTTTAGTAGTACTTGACTACAATTTCTCATTCTGCTATAATTACGTATAAATTCACAGGAGCCCCGATGAACGCCACACGAACTGTATTAAAGACGCTGAATCCTCGCAGTCCTGACACCAAATACACAGGGCTGGAACCCACATGGTCAGTGCAACCCACAGACAACCGAACCAGTCAGCTCAGTGCGGCATTCTCCTGGTACAATTATTTCTACGGCAAAAAAGACGCTAGAGAAATGCTGGTAGCATATTTAGAACACAAAGGACGCAAAGCAGATGTTCGAGCGCTGAAAGGTGTGCCAGATTCAGCAGTTCGACTGACCACAGCATGGTTATGTCGCATGAGCATGATGGGATTAGAGCTCACTGACACAGAACAAATACGTTTAGAAAACTACATTCAAGAAATACTAAAAGCCCGTGAACCCGAAGTGGTTGTGGAAGAAGTAGTGGTTGCAGTGGCCAAGCCCAACATTCAGGACCGTTTGAGAGAAAAGGTGTCAGAGTGTGCCGGCGAATTGGACGGCATGTTTGATGAGTTTGTGATCAACGGCGCCAAGATGAGTGCAGACTACAAACCTATCACAGTGATCCGCGGCATGAACATTGCCCCGCAAATGATTTCAGACATTGCCAACCTGTGGAAGCACAAGTTGTCTGAGTTTGAAACTGCCATTGAAGGCAAGGATGCGCAGGTTGCAGAAGGTTACAGTAACTTTAGCAAGATCCAATTGCGTAATGCTGTGAAGTTTTGTGAAGCAGTGATCAATGACTGTGGTGCGTATGTGCAGATCAAGAAAGTGGAACGCAAGCCACGCAAGGTCAAGTCAGTGCCACCCGAGAAACGTGCCGCTAAGTTCAAGGTCATGATGGAATTTGCCGAGCTCAAGCTCAAAGGTTTGCCAGCCGCAAGTTTGGTGGACAAAGCAGAAGCCTGGTTGTATGACACCAAGAAGCGCAAGTTGATCCATCTTGTTGCTGACAGCCACACACAGGCATTCACTGTGAAGTCAAACAGCATCATTGGTTTCAGCACCGTGGAGACCATGCAGAAAACTGTGCGCAAGCCAGCAGATGTTGTCCGAGCAGTACAGGCCGCAGGCAAGCCGGCAGCACGTAAGATCTACAAGGACCTCTCTACTACTGAGACTCCGTTTAACGGACGTGGCACTGAGAATCTGATGATCCTTAAGGCCTGGTAATACGGTCACTAAATATGGGGATGCGACCCATCCCCAACAAAGTAGATTTTTATATCACCAACGTTTGTAATTTTACCTGCAATCGATGCAACAGATTCAACAACTACAATTTTACCGGCTGGCAACGCTGGAGTGACTATCAAGAAACATACGAGTCTTGGGGCCAGCTGGTTGACCTACGTGCCATAACCATCATGGGCGGCGAGCCCTTTTTGAACCCCACCTTGAAAGACTGGGTCGAAGGATTAAATCGTATTTTTGGAATTGAAGTACAAGTGCTGACCAACGGCACCCGCTTCCGACAAAACAAACGCCTGTATTCAAGCCTGCTGTACCAGTCGCCCAAAACCGGTGCTCGCAACCACATTGGAATCAGTTTGCACAATGTGAAAGACTTTGATGAGTTCATGAAAGATGACATACTCGACTTCTTGCAGGCACCAGTCAAAGTTTATTCCAAAGGCGATGCTCAAAATATTTGGAACAGTGATTGGTACTTCATTGACGCCAATGGCATCATGGTCAATGTATACATCAGCAATAACTTTGGCAACGCAGCCATACACCAAGACTCACAGGGGAAATTTGCACTACGCAACAGTGACATTGATCTAGCACATCAAAACTGTGCTTTTGTAAAATGGAAAAGCTATCATTTCGTTCGCGGAAAACTGTACAAATGCGGTCCTGTGGCACTGATGCCTGAGTTTGATCAACAGCACAGTTTTGACATCAGTGACGCAGACCGAGAGTTGTTGAATTCTTACCAAGCACTGAGCGTGGACAATTTTGAAACTTATCACGATGAGTTCTTTGACAACATCAACAAGCCCATTGCACAGTGCAAATTTTGCCCCACAGAGTACGATGCTGAGATCATAGCCCCTGAGCGCAAAGGGTCAAAGTCAGCTAAATACATCTACATTGACCAACAACTATGATAGAAAATCAATCCAGCCTTGACACACTGAAACAAAATCTATTTGATTATGTGCGCCTGCAACTGGGAGATGGTATCATTGACATTGAGTTGGATGCGGCACACCTTGAGGCAGCTTATCAAAAAACCCTGGGCGTTTATCGCCAGCGAGCACAGAATGCCTATGAAGAAAGCTACATCTTCATGGAACTGGTAACCAATGTCAACATCTATACATTGCCCCAAGAAGTACAATCTGTGAGACAAATTTTTCGCAGAACTTTTGGTGATGCCACAGGACCATTTGCATCAAACTTTGATCCATTTAGCCAAGCGTCAATGAATGTGTACTTGATGAACTTCAACGTGGCAGGTGGCCTGGCCACATACGATTTCTACAGTCAATATGTGGAATTGGCCGGACGTATGTTTGGTGCGTACATGAACTATACTTGGAATCCTGTGACAAAGAAATTGCAGTTGATTCGTGACCCTAAAGGCACAGGCGAAAATGTACTGTTATGGTGCTACAATCTCAAACCTGAATTCAATCTCTTGAGTGATTTTCAAATAGTACAATGGATGCGTGACTACATGGTGGCCAATTGCAAAATGATCATTGGCGAAGCAAGAGAAAAATTTGGAACCATTGCTGGACCACAAGGCGGTGGCAGCCTAAATGGCACTTCTATGAAAACCGAAGCACAAACTCAAATGGATGTGCTGATCGAAAATCTCAAAAATTACGTAGACGGCTCACAGCCAATTACCTGGGTTATTGGTTAACGATCATTAGACTTGATTTGATTTCTGTGCTATAATATCAGCATGAGCACATCTCTAATGATTGATATCGAAGGCCTGGCCACTGGGCCAGACGCTACCATACTGACCATTGCGGCGCAATCATTTGACCCGTTTGGACAGGGCTATTATGACCGATGCTACTATGCTAGAATCACATTGGAAAGTCAGGAAAATCGTGCCATTGATGATGCCACAGTGGCCTGGTGGGCCACTCAGAAAGAAGCACAAGCAGAAGCATTTGAAGAATCCGGGCGTGTGGATTTAGACGTGGCACTAGACAGTCTTTACAAGTTGGCCTGGCAGCACAAGTTTATTTGGGCCAATGGTCCCACATACGATATGAACATCTTGGAACATGCATACAAAAGCTATGGCAAATCCTTGCCTTGGCAATTTTATCATGTACGTGATGCAAGAACAGTATATAGTTTGTGGCCTGAGTTGCCCAAGCCCCCAACCAGCCATCATGCGCTGGAAGATTGCCGACGACAGATCGACATGTTGCAAGCAACATTAAAACATTTGAATGTAAGGGAACTTAGATGATCATTGGTGTATGTGGACTTATTGGTGCTGGCAAGGACACCATAGCGGATTACCTTGTGAATTTGCATCAATTTCGTAGAGAAAGTTTTGCCAACAGTCTTAAAGATGCAGTATCAGGTGTATTTGGATGGGATAGAGAACTGCTGGAAGGGCGCACCAAACACAGTAGAATCTGGAGAGAACAAGTGGATCCTTGGTGGAGCCAACGGCTGGGCATTCCTGAATTGACCCCACGTTGGATACTGCAACACTGGGGCACGGAAGTGTGCCGTCAGGGATTTCACGATGACATCTGGATTGCCAGTGTAGAAAACAAATTAAGAGCCACCACAGACGACATTGTTATATCGGACTGCAGATTTCCCAACGAAATTTCAGCTATCAAAAAAGCCGGGGGTGTGGTGATCAGAGTTGTTCGCGGTCCTGAACCCGAATGGTATGACTGGGCACTCAGTGCCAATCGTGGCGAAGTGGCCAATTTCTCTTGGTCAACTAGCAAAGCAAAATTGGAAAAAGCCGGAATTCATGCCAGCGAAACTGCGTGGATTGGTACCAAGTTTGATGCTGTGATTGACAACAACGCAGACGGGCTAGACAATTTGTACCAGCAAATCAAACATCTACTTCAAGATCTCCAGGCTGCCAAGGACGATCCAGGCGTTTGATCTCTTCTACACAGTTCAAACAAACTGTTTTCAAATTACGCAAACTGGTATTGTGTAAGTTGCCATCCTGGTGATACACCAGGGTCTGGCTGGCATACTTTGCCCTGAATCCACAACGATCACACACAGGTTTCTTTTTGTAGCCCGCAGCCTGCCAACGAGGTTGAGCAGGTTTTATTTTGCGATTTTTGTCAATGCACCAGGTGCACCTTGCTCGATAATGAGCAATGCCATCACGATAGTAGTTAATAGCACATAGTCTTTGATTGCAAGCGGGGCATACGGGACGAATCATTGAATATTTAGTACGAAAACCTTTGCCAAAGGTCGCTGTTCCGACTGTATTTTTGCCGCAAACCATAAATATCTGTAATTAGAAAAAGGATTTGCCATGGCACTATTATCACCCGGCGTAGAAGTCACAGTAATTGACGAAAGTCAATACATTCCAGCTGCTACCAATTCGGTACCCTACTTCCTGATTGCTACAGCACAGAACAAAGTCTCTGGCGCAGGCACTGGAGTTGCAGCAGGTACATTGGCTGCAAATGCCAACAAAGTTTACTTGATCACCAGCCAGCGCGATCTCAGCGCCACATTTGGTGTTCCATTCTTTTACAAAACCACTGCAGGTACTCCTATCAACGGATACGAGCTCAACGAATACGGATTGTTGGCAGCGTACTCAGCATTGGGTATTTCAAATCGTGCTTATGTTCAGCGTGTTGACATTGATCTAACAGAACTCACAGCCAGCTTGACTCGTCCAACAGGTAGTCCAGACAATGGCACTTATTGGTTGGATACTGCGTCGTCTGTGTGGGGCATCTTTCAGTGGAACCAAACCACAGCGGCATTTACCAATCAAATTCCTTCGGTGATTACAGACACCGAATATCTAGACACAGGTGTTCCCGTTGCCAGCTACGGTAGCATTGGTGACTATGCAGTGGTAGCTACCAATGTGCAAAATCCTACTTACTACAAACGTGGTGGTCCTACATCAACACAGACCTCAGCAACCGAATTGTCAGACATTTACAATACTTGGGTTTTGGTCGGCAGTGATGAATGGAAAACAGCCTGGCCCACAATTCAAGGTACATTGGCACCAACTTCATTGACTGCCAATCAAACCATTTTTATCAATGACACAGAAGTAGCAGTTCCGTCAGGAACTCCCACAGTAACTGGCCTGGCCACACAAATTAACAGCCAAGGTATCACCGGTGTTTATGCTGCTGTAATTGATGGCAAATTGAACTTGTATGCCGACAGCACAGCCACTAACGATGGCAGCACAGAAGGCACAGGTGTGATTGCCATCAACAATGGTACTGGTACTGTGCTGGCATCTGTGGGTATCACCGGCGGTGAATATGCAGCACCTGCATTCCAGGCCAGCCCGCACTACACAGTGCCACGTTGGAGAAGCACAGACACACAACCAGAGCCCACTGGTTCAGTATGGCAAAAAACCACCAACGTAAATCTTGGTGCCAACTTGGTAGTTAAAAAATACAGCGCCACACTGGGCACATTTGTTCAACAAACCACACCCATTTACGAATCAGGTGCAGCCGCACTGTACGCTTTGGATCCCATTGGTGGAGGGTTCAATATCAGTGCCGGATCAACCTATGCTTTACAAAATCCAGGATACACAGATCCAGTGACCATGGCTTTGGAAGTGTTTGAAAGATACGCAACTGGGGCAACTATTGTCACAGGTACAACAATACCTACAACATTTGTAAACAATAATACTTTCAGCATTCAAGCCACTGAAGCCGGCTCAGCAACATTGAGTTCTCCGGTGACTGCAACCATTGTTGGAACAACTGTGGCTGATTTTATTGCAGCCGTTTCAGCAGCCGGAGTTGACTATGTCAGTGCTTCGGTTAACAGTGCTGGAAATATTGTGTTTACTCACAGCCAAGGTGGCGACATACAACTTAAAAATCTCACAGGTACACCATTGACCACTGCTGGATTTACAA